GAGCGTACAAGAAGTAAGGCATCACGGGTATGACAACCCAAGTTTCCACGCCCATAGCAGCCGATAAATGGCTGACTGACGTACAAGACGAGATCACAAGATCGCAAGATGCAACTGCTTGCTTTGTATCTTCCCAAGTATTCAAAGGCACTTCACGTACCCAAGAAGGCCGATCTTCTACGCCTTCATCGCGTTGCAGGGAAATAAACTCAGCATCTGCATCTTTGACTGCATCAAACATCAAGTGGTATGGAAACTTCTTGTGATGCTCGGCCTCAAACTTACTGTTGCCCTGCCAGCGCAAGCCAATCCTTCTGCGACCTTTTATGGCCCTAGGCTTTGGCAAATAAGGCTTGCCAGATAAATCTTCAAACTCCAGTCCAAGTGGCACAACGGCTGACATGCCACTCACGTAAAAGTCGTGGTACACACCAAAGGCTGCTTCATGCTGAAGCACGGCACTGACACCTTCTACGCCGACAAATAGTGATGCTAGCGGACCACTGCATGACACAATGACTTTGCAGCCGCGATCAGCAATGAGCTTGGCATAACGTATCTGGTGAATCTGATCGCCTAAGCCGCCTTCAAGGTACAACATGACAATGCCCTTGGACTTGCCATCCCAAGGCTTGGTAGGCACATTGGGCTTTCTGTCGCCAAAGACACCAACAATACGGCCACGGTCCAGTAGCTGGTAGCCCTTTTGAATTTCACCCTGACGCAGCAAGTACCACCCACGATTAAACGCTGCACGATGGTTCTCAGGCTCTTCTTGCTCAAGCTTCTGACAAAGACGCCAGCCTTCAGCAAAATCACCCATTGTGGATGCTGCCAGTTGAAGATCTAGGTCATGCAAGGGTGGTGTGGTTCGCGGTCTTTCAAGCCAAAATTCAGGCTGGCAAAACTGCGGGTAGTGATGCTTCAGTACGTCTTGAGGACTTTCATTGTGCTGACGTTCAAGCACGGGTTTGATGTCATGTAGACCAGCGTAGCCGTGCAAGTTTTCATCATCTTCTTTGACGCTTGAGCCATCAATATTGCTGTAATCGTATTCAAAGTCAGGCAGGTCAAGAAACGCATGAATCCGTGACAATTGAGTTTTTGGGTCGGCTAACAGGTCTTCGTACTCAACAAACAAAAACGATTCAGGATCGTATTGAAAGCCTTGTTGCAGGGTGAGATAAGACGTTTTTAAGTGATTAGCCAGTGAGCCATTAATGACAAAATCATCTAAGTCTTCAGGCTTTGCCACGCGAACAAACGAGGCCATGCAATCTGGGATGGAACGTACCGTGGCAATGATCTTTGGCTTATGCCCTAACACTTGAGCCATCGCGTGCATGATGACTGGGATGGGCCAATTGCGAGCCTTGTCAATAACAACAGGCTTGTCTGTAGTTTCGTAAAACGCATCAATCACACCACGCATGGTATGGGCTAGCTTTTTTCTCTCAGGATCATTGTCTACCAGCAAATTGTTCTGATGCCATGCTGTCGCCAATCCATCCAAGGCTGCACCAAGTCCAGACGTTGTAGACACATGCGTCATGGGATTTTGATTGAGTATCGCCGCCAGCACGGTTGATCCAGAACGCGGTACGCCAGCAAGAAAGTGAAGATGTTTTTTCATTAGGATTTGATGGCGAGTGAAAAGTTTGCCCCTGTCAATTTAGCCACTTTTATCCAAGTGGTTAAAGCGCCAACCTGTACGGGTGAAGATCTATAAATACCTGAATCATTTAGACCTAGTTGTCCAGCGGCGTTTTGCCCCCAAGACCATAGAGTTCCATCAGTTTTAATCGCTAAGGAAAAGTTATTACCAGCACCTATTTTCGACCATGTTGTTAACGCACCAACTTGTACAGGAGATGAACAGTCAGCAATATTATTTAGACCTAAACTTCCACCAAAGTTTCTGCCCCATGCCCATAAAGTACCATCCGTTTTGATGGCTAAAGAATTATTGCCGCCAGCAGCTATTTGAGACCAAGTCGTTAAAGCACCAACTTGTACAGGTGAGGAACGTCTAACAACATCATTTTGACCTAGTTGACCAAAGCTATTATCGCCCCAAGACCATAAAGTACCATCAGTTTTGATGGCTACAGAATGATATAAACCAGCAGAAACTTGCGTCCAAGTGGTTAATGCCCCAACCTGTACAGGAGAGGAAAAATAAGTTCTATTATTTTGACCTAATTGACCACTGGCGTTAAGTCCCCAAGACCATAAAGTACCATCAGTTTTGATGGCTACAGAATGATCTCGACCCCCGGTTATTTTTGACCAAGTTGTTAATGCTCCAATTTGAACTGGAGAAGAACGGTCAACAAGATCATTTAGACCTAGTTGGCCATAACGATTAAGTCCCCATGCCCATAAAGTACCATCCGTTTTGATGGCTAAAGAATTATCTCGACCGCCAGTTATTTGAGACCAAGTCGTTAAAGCACCAACTTGTACAGGTGAGGAACAATTAACTCTATTATTTAGGCCTAGTTGACCATTAGTGTTAGCTCCCCAAGACCATAACGTACCATCTGTCTTAATAGCTACAGAGTTGTACCTACCACCAGCTATTTGTGACCAATTAGTTAATGCGCCAACTTGAACCGGAGAAGATTTGCCGTAACCATTATTGAGGCCTAGTTGACCCGAGCCATTGCCACCCCAACTCCATAAAGCTTGTGCAACATTGCCAGCAGTAGGCCAATTGCCAGCAGCCTTAAATCTCAGTTGAGATTCAAGCGACCATACCCCTGATGCGGTACTATTCTCGTAAGGTCCACTAGGCACTGGTGCCGTGGGAATCACTCCACCTGGGTATCGCATTGCCATGAGATAACCCCTTACGAGTTGATTTCTTCCCAGCTAGCTGTAACAACAAGATCACCTGCCGTACCTGCCGTGGCACCAATCGATTGGTTTTCAAGCAGATAAAAAGACGTAGTCTTATCAGTCACAATCAGCGTAGCGTCAGCCGGAACTGAAATTGTTGATGCAATTGGGAATGCTGTACCGCCTAATGCCGCCGCGCTATAAATGTTGATCGTAATGTCAGCAGCAGTCGAACCATCCACATTGGCTACAACAATGCTGTTGATCTTGAAGACCTTGCCACTTGCAGCAGCATTATTTACCAACTGCGTTGCACTAGTAGTGGACAAAGATGTTTGGGAACTATTGCCATATATGGCAGCGACGTTAACGATATTTGGGTTTGCCACGATTGGCTCCTTACAGTCCGAAGATCAAAGCAAAAGCGATGGATTGGCCTTTAGATACACCCGAAGCTGGCGCATCTTGAAATGATAAAGTGCCAGAGCCGTTTGTTGTCAAAATTTGGCCATTAGTGCCATCTGCCGTGGGATATAGCAAGTTGGCAGGGTTGTTCATCAACTTAATGACGTTGCCCGTGGTGTTCTTGGCAAACAGAATCATCCCGCCATCGTTGTAATTGATGGCAAGTTCACCAGCATTTAAGTTACCAGCCGAAGGCGCCGTGGTGGACGCCGTGTTGGTTCTATAAAGCTGGATGGGCGTAAAGTTGGTGGCTGGCATTAGAATGTACCTCCGTCGATCACTGCCCACTCAGGGGCTGAAGCACCAGCACGAAGGACATAACCTTGAGTTCCTAGTGCTAATGTTGATGTTGTTGCACTTGCAGTTTGATAAACCAGTGAGCCTGCAGCACCGCCTGCAACATTAGTGGCTGTGGTTGCTGTGGTGGCTGATGTTGCAGAAGTAGCCGTCGCAGCATTGCCACTAATGTCAATACCCCAAGTGCCTGAAGCTCCTGTGCCATCAGCCTTGGGTGCTCCCACCGAGCTATAGTCGATCGTCCTGGCAACTGAGCCATTAAACGTCGTGCCAGGTGATGCACCACCCGTGCTGTTAAACGTCACTGAGTTGGCCACCGAGCCTGCTGTGGTTGCCGTGCCCACAGTGATCGTGGCAGGATCTGTGTACTGTGGTGCTGTGCCTGAAGATGTCAGGATGTAGGTTGATGCGCCGATGCCAAGCTTACTGAGTGCTGTGCCCGTGGCGTAATACAGTAGATCGCCAGCCGTGTACGTGGTGAGTCCTGTGCCACCATTAGCTGTGGTCACCGTGCCCAAACTGATGTCTGGAGTCGTGCCACCTGAAGATGCTAGTGGCGCTGATGCTGTGACTGCTGTGACGGTCCCTGATGCTGCTGCAGTCCAGGTAAATGCTGCGCCATTCCATGACAAGACCGTGCTTGCAACCGTGGGTGCTGTGATAAATGTCGTGGTGCCGACATTGGACTGCACAGCAATCTGATTGGCCGTGCCGCCAGCGAGATTGGTTGCTGTGGTGGCAGAAGTTGCTGTGCCCACGGTAATGGTTGACGGGTCCGTCCACTGTGGGGCAGATCCCG